ATCCTGTATTACGAACTGCCGCCATTGCTCGACGAGAGCGTGCAGACGAACTGGATCACCGAATACGCCCCGCAGCTCTTGCTCTACGGCACGCTGGTTGAAGCGACGCCGTTCCTCAAGAACGACGAACGCATCCCAGTTTGGCAGAGCATGTACGATCGCGCGGCGGCAATGTTGAACGGCGAAGACCTCGCCAAAATCCTAGACCGATCCGCCGTGCGCAAGGAGGCGTAATAATGTCCACGTCATTCACTCAAGTCTTCGGCGGTACGACGATCTACCCCTCAGACGTATCGTACCTCCCGCTTGCGCTGACCAGCGACATCGTCCTTGAGTGGCCGCTTGAGGCCACCACCGGCAACAACGTCGTCGCCCGCATCATCGACGTCACGCCAACCGGCCCCTACACGATAACTTTACCTGACGCGATGTCAGTCGGCGTCGGCCAGACAATCCTGTTCAACAACCTCGGCCCAGACACCATCACCGTCGACAACGCCGCCGGTAACGCGATCCTGAGCATCGGCGCAGGTGAGCAGTGGCAGTGCTACCTCATCAGCAACACCACCGTAGGCGGTGTCTGGCGCACGTTCCGCTACGGCGCTGCCGTGGCGCAGGCCCAAGCCGCAGCGCTGGCTGGCGCTGGTCTGATCGCGACTGGGTCGACCCTCGCGCAGAATTACGAAGTCGTTGACTTCTCCATTACGCCGTACACTCTCACGGCCCCTGATCGCGCCAAGATTTTTGTCTGGACTGGCGGCCTCGGCACGCTCAACTTGCCGACTGCCGTGGCGGCTGGCGACGGCTGGTTTGTGCAGGTCCGCAACGGCGGGCAGGGCGACTTGACTATCGACCCGTCTGGCTCTGAACTTATCAACGCGGCGTCCACGCTGCGCTTGCAGCCGGGCGACAGCGCCGTGGTCGTAAGCGACGGCATCCAGTGGTACACCATCGGCCTCGGCCAGCAGGCGGTCTTCGCCTTCGACTACACGACCATCGCCGTCACTGGCGGCACGTACACTCTCGCAGGCTCTGAGCTGAACCGTATCGCGTACAAGTTTACAGGCACACTGACATCTAACGTCAACATCGTTGTGCCCGCGACGGTGCAGCAATACTGGGTGAACAACGCCACGACTGGCGCGTTCACGCTAGGCATCAAGACGGCCAGCGGCGCGGCCACTTTGGTCACTCAGGGCGCGACAGGCATCCTGTACTGTGACGGCACGGACATCATCTCGGCCACCACGTCAGCAGCCTTTGCGGGTATTGTTCCTGTTGTCCAAGGCGGCACCGGAGCGACCAACGCACCGTCGGCCCTGACCAACCTCGGCGGCACGGGTATCGGCACGGCGGTCTTTACGGCCACCACGACGGCTGCGGCGCGCTCGGCCATTGCGGCGGCTGGATCTGGCGCTAACTCTGACATCACGTCACTGACGGGTCTCACTACGCCACTGAGCGTCGCGCAGGGCGGCACGGGTGCGAACAACGCCGGTACGGCTCGCTCAAACCTAAGCGCTGCCCAGAGCGGCAGCAACGCGGACATTACTGCGCTGACCAACGCGGCAGGCATCCAGATCGGCGCGCCTACCGCCGGAGCGCAGGGTGCGGGCACGATCAACGCCACGGGCCTCTTCATCAACGGCGTGGGCGTCGGCACGGGTTCAGGCTCGGTGACCAGCGTCGCGGCGACCGTGCCGTCGTTCCTGTCCGTAACCGGCTCGCCGATCACGACGTCGGGCACGCTGGCAATCTCGCTGTCGGGCACTGCGCTCCCTGTCGCCAACGGCGGCACAGGCCAGACCACGTACACCGACGGGCAGCTCCTGATCGGTAACAGCACAGGCAACACGCTCACGAAGGCGACCCTGACGGCTGGGTCGGGCATCAGCATCACAAACAGTGCCGGTGGTATCACCATCACGTCTACCGCTGGCGGCGGTACAGTTACCTCAGTGGCCGCGTCGGGCGGTACAACCGGTCTATCTTTTACCGGTTCGCCCATCACCACCTCCGGCACACTGACACTCGCGGGCACGCTCGCGATAGCGTCTGGGGGCACTGGCGCGACCAGTGCCTCCGGCGCGAGACTTACCCTCAGCGCGGCTGGCTCTGGCGCGAACTCCGACATCACGTCACTGACAGGCTTGACCACCGCACTCAGCGTGGGACAAGGCGGTACCGGCGTCGCGACTGCCCCGTCAAACGGCCAGCTCCTGATCGGCAACGGCACAGGGTACAGCGTTGCAACGCTCACCGCAGGTTCGGGCATATCTATCTCGAACAGCGCGGGCGGCGTCACCATCACCTCTACCGCTGGCGGTGGCACGGTCACATCCGTGGCCGCGTCGGGCGGCACTACGGGCCTCACTTTGGCTGGTGGGCCGATTACAGGGGCGGGTACGTTTACCCTCGCCGGTACGCTTGTTGTCGCCAACGGGGGCACAGGCACCACCACTCTTACGGGCCTCGTTAAGGGCAACGGAACTGCGGCGTTCACTGCCGCTACCGCAGGCACTGACTACGTCGCTCCGGGCGGCGCGCTTGGCACACCCTCCTCTGGCACGCTGACAAACTGCACATTCCCGACCCTCAACCAGAATACGACTGGGACGGCGTCGAACGTCACTGGCACTGTCGCCATACTTAATGGCGGTACAGGCGCAACGACTGCGGGCGCTGCGCTCACCAACCTTGGCGCTTACGCCGCGAGTAACCCGTCTGGCTTTACCTCGAACACAGGTACGGTCACCTCAGTTGGCGGCACAGGCACTGTCAGCGGACTGAGCCTGAGCGGTACGGTTACGACGTCTGGCTCGCTGACGCTTGGCGGCACGCTTGCCGTCACTGCTTCTAACTTTGCGTCACAAACCGCTAATACATTCCTGTCCGCGCCGAACGGCACGGCGGGTACGCCTACGTTCCGTGCGATTGTAGCCGCTGACGTCCCAACGCTTAACCAGAACACGACTGGGACGGCGGCCAACGTCACTGGCACGGTAGCCGTAGCCAACGGCGGTACCGGCGCAACAACCGCTGGATCTGCGCTCACCAACCTTGGCGCTTACGCCGCAAGCAACCCTTCGGGCTTTACGTCGAACACAGGCACTGTCACTTCAGTCTCTGGCTCAGGCGGCTCGACGGGCTTGACCTTGACCGGCGGCGCGATCACGACGTCGGGCACGCTGACGCTTGGCGGCACGCTCGCTGTGGCCAATGGCGGCACAGGCGGAACTACGCAAGCCACCGCGCAGTCCGCGCTTGGTGTGCCTTCCGCCACGGGTTCCGGCGCAAGCGGCACTTGGGCCATCAACATCAGCGGCAACGCGGCGACGGCCACATCGGCGACCAGCGCAACGTCAGCCACCTCGGCGACAACCGCTACGACGGCGACCACCGCAAACGCGCTGAACACAAGCAACAACTATCAGGTCAACAGCCTCGGCGTCGGCACGGCTGGTTCGGGCACTGCCGGTGAGATCCGTGCGACCAACAACGTCACGGCGTTCTATTCGTCCGATGCGCGTCTGAAAGAGAACGTGCGTCCGATTGAGAACGCACTCGACATCGTGACGACAGTCGGCGGCAAGACGTTCGATTGGACCGATGCCTACATCGCGGAGCACGGCGGCGAGGACGACTACTTCATCCGCAAGAACGACTTCGGCGTCATCGCGCAGGACGTGGAGGCGATGTTCCCGCTGGCCGTTCGCACCCGCGACGATGGCACACTGGCGGTTGACTACGAGAAACTGGTCGCCGTGGCATTCGCGGCCATCAAAGAGTTAAAGGCGGAACTGGACGAGCTACGGGGAGCTAAATAATGACGCTCAACTCTTCAGGCCCAATCAGCTTGGGTGGCAGCACTGCGGGGCAGTCCATCAACCTTGAGTTGGGTAAAGCTGCTACCGCCACGGTTTCGCTGAACGACACTGATGTCCGCACGCTGGCGGGTGTCGCGTCCGGCGCTATCATCGTGCCGACCAACTTCTACGGCAAGAGCAATGTCCTTATTACTTTTAGCGATTACGGCGTTTTCGCTGCGGATTTTGGCTCTTCCCAAGCAGCGTATGCAATTTTCGGTGCCGGTTCCGCCATCGGCAAGGTGTATGAGGCGCTTAACGGGGGCGCGTATACGTTTGTAGAACAGTGGTGTACGCCAACGAGCCAAGGTGGAAACTATGAAGTTTACGCCAGTGAGGTAGTCGGCCCTGTTACTGGCACGGTTAACACTTGGGTAGCGACGACTGCTAACCCCGCTTGGAGCGTATCTATTTCTGGGTCAGGAAACTCGGCATACGGCGAGCTAGCATTTTCAGTTCGCCGCACTGGCACTGCCACGGTGCTTGATACGTGGACTGTAACCCTCAACGCGGAAGCTCTCTAATGCCCGAACAGATCGTACAGATAAGCTCCAAGCCCGGCATCAAGCGGGACGGCACCAAGTTCGAGGGCGATCAGTACGTCGACGGGCAGTGGGTCCGCTTCCAGCGCGGCTTGCCGCGTAAGATCGGCGGCTACCGCTCGATCAACAAGTTCCTGCGCGGCCTGCCGCGTGCGCTGCACGAGTACACGCAGGACTTGCAGACATATGTCCACGCAGGCTCGGCAGACCGTCTCGAGCGCTTCTTCATCGACGGCACGTACAACACGAGCGTCATCACCGACCGCACGCCCGCGTCGGGCTTCACCGTAGACAACGGCAATATGTGGCAGTTCGCCACGGCCTATGACACGACCAACGGCAACCAGATCGTCGCGCAAGTCGCGCCGAACCTGAACTGCATCTGCAACAGCGACGGCGGCGCGCTCTTCGTCGGCGACCTCCTCGGCACGAGTGCCTTGACTGAAGTCACCACGGTGCCCGCCAACTTCAGCGTCACTGGCGGCGTCGTCACGCTGCCGCCGTACACGTTCGCCTTCGGCAACGACGGCTATGCGGCGTGGTCCGTGCCGAACGATCCGGCGGACTTTACCAGCTCTGGCGCAGGCAATGCGTACATTACAGGCCAGAAGATCGTCAAAGCCATGCCACTGCGCGGCGGACCGGGCAACAGCCCCTCTGGCCTTTTCTGGTCGGCGGACAGCCTGATACGCGGCACGTATGTCGGCGGCACGGCGGTATTCCAGTTCGACACTATCAGCGCGCAGTCGTCGATCCTGTCGGCCAACAGCGTCATCGAGTATGACGGCATCTTCTACTGGATCGGCACTGACCGCTTCCTGTCGTTCAACGGCGTTGTGCGCGAGATCGAGAACAACCTCAATCTCAACTTCTTCTTCGATAACCTAAACTATCCGCAGCGCCAGAAGGTGTTCGCGTATAAGGTTCCGCGCTTCGGCGAGATATGGTGGTGCTTCCCGTTCGGCGACAGCATCGAGCCGAACCACGCCGTCATCTACAACGTGCGCGAAGGCACATGGTACGACACCGAGCTGCCCAATGGCGGACGCGGTGCGGGCCTCTTCCCTGCCGTGTTCAGCAAGCCGCTCCTGTCAGGCGTCGAGCCGCAAGAGGCTGAGGCTGTTTCGGCTGCGATAGTCGCGGCAGGAACTGGCTACGCCGTGGGCAACACGCTCACCGTTGCGGGCGGTCTAGGCCAGCTCGACACGGAGCTGACGGTCACCACCATCAACGGCTCAGGCGGCATTACTGGCATCAGCATCAGCAACGCGGGCCAGTACGCTGAGATCCCGACCAACCCTGTCAGCGTGACTGGCGGGGCGGGTTCTGCCGCGACGTTCAATTTGGTATTCGACAACCCGTACAAGTTCTGGGTTCACGAGGTCGGCACCGACGAGATCGACGGCCTGACGCTCAACCCGATACAGTCGTTCTTCGAGACTGCCGACCTGTCGCTGCCTGTCACGGCGCAGATCAACAAGTCGCTTCAGGCTTTGATGATCGAGCCTGACTTCGTGCAGAGCGGCGACATGACCGTTCAGGTCATGGGCCGAGCCAACGCCCGCGCACCTGAAGTCAACGGCATCATCATGACGTTTGTGGAAGATCCGCAGACGCCGCAGGAGCAGGTCGTCTTCCTCAAGACGCAGCGCCGCGAGCTGCGCTTCCGCTTCGAGAGCAACACCCTCGGCGGCGACTATCAGATGGGCCTCGTGCTTGCGCACGTCCAGCAAGGCGATGGGACGACATTGGGATGATCGACCCTCGCGGAATGACTTGGCAAGACTGGGCCTGTTCAGTTATACTGTCGGTCAACGACGCGTGGGCATTCGGCACGCCTCCCGATGAGGCCGAGTGGCAAGGCTGGGCTATAGGGCTGTTGCGTGCCTCTCCATTTACGCAGCAAATTATTCCTGATCCCTATCAGTTCTCTGATTGGCGTGAGTGGGGAATGCGTGTATATCCAATGCTCGAAGGTACAAGCTCATGAATTACATCCCCGGCTTCAGCAACTATCTACAGTCAGCCGTGCCGCGTTACGCTATTGGCGGACGCGTGATGGATGGCGAGCGTATGATGTACGACATGGGCGGCTACGGTGACGGTGACACGCGCGGCTACAGCGAGCCGTACCAGTACACCCCACCCCTCGAGCAGTATATGCCTGTCGAGCAGCCTATGATGTACGGCGGATACGACATGGGCGGCTATAGCGAGATGCCCTACGGCGGTGGCGGCATGCTGCCCGCGCCTGTTGAGCAGCCGTACCAGCAAGCGGCAGTCGAGCCGATGACGACAGAGGCTGTGCCTGCCGAAGCGCCGTTCGACCCTAACACGTTTGACTTTAGCAAACTTGACCTGAGCGGCCTAAACAACCTGTACGGGATGAATTTCGGTTCGAACTTCGGTGGCGGCCCGATGGGCGGCATATACCAAGCCGATCCTAATTTGCAGTACATCAGCGCGCCTTTATCTAACAAAGGCAACGCCACGTCGCAGACGGGTGGCAACACCTTCGCGGTGCGGGCCGACCAGCCTGTACGCCTCGTTGACCACCGCACCAACCAGATCGTGTTCGAGGGTACAGGCTTCGACGCCGCGCGCAAGGCAACCGAATTAGGTCAGGGCCTGACGGACCAGTTTGGCCGCAAGGCGAACTACAGCATCCAAACCGCAGACCCGACTGGTAACTACTCGACTGTCGCGTATGAGAAGAAGAACAAGAGCACACTGGGCAAGATTGCTGGTGCGGTCGGAACGGCTCTGCCATTGGCAACGATGTTCATACCGGGCTTGAACGTCCTTGGCACCATCGCCGCTGGGGCTGGTCTTGGCGGCGCAGGTGCGGCGCTTAGGGGCGACAATATTCTCAAGGGCGTTGCGATGGGCGGCTTGTCTGCCGCTGGCGGTCAAGTACTCGGCCCTGCACTGGAAGCTGGAGGTAAATTCGGCACCGCTTTAGCTCCAAAACTTGCCACGGCAGTAGGTACAGGTCTCGGCTCGACCGCAGGCGGTTTAGCCACGGGCCAGAGCCTGAAGAACGCACTCCTTGGTGGCGTTGCTTCGGGCGCGCTTAGTTACGTAGCGCCCACTGTGGCCAACGAGCTAGGTCTCAAACCGATAAACCTTAACGGCACCAAGGGTACGTCTGGTTCGAGTGGTATGACCGCCGACGGCGGCTTACAGGTGACTGCGTCTACTTTAGGTACGCCAAGCATAGGCACCACTCTCGGTGGCTCG